AATGGTAGCCGTGTTCTGGCGACTGGCGTTCACGCAGGAGACCATTTCATCTATCCTGACTGCCGCCCAGAGTTTATTCAGTTTGTAGATAACGCTCTAATTGCTGGAACTGAAGGTCATTCCGTATTTGGATTTCATTTGGAAGCTCCCTTCGTCTACATCAACAAGGCGGCTATCGCTGAGATTGGTAATAAACTCGAAGTTCCTTATGCCCTTACTTGGTCTTGCTATAAAGGCGGAGAAGTACATTGTGGCCGTTGTGGCACTTGCGTTGAGCGAATTGAAGCGTTTATTGATGCCGCCGTTTCAGACCCAACTGTGTATGAAAACGGCATCGAGTTTGCGTTAGAAGAAATAGCTAAAAAGAAGTAATGGCGAAAGGCAAATTATGCCCAAAAGGACATTTATTGACCAAGGGACCAGTTTGCCTTCAATGCCTAAAGCTACAAAGGTCAAAGAGCTAATTACTTATTTGCTAACTTGCCCTAACGCTCACAAACTTACAATAATGTTGCTACCTGATGTGCCGACCTTACAAGTCTGCTTATCTTGCAACACTCCTTATTCATCGAAAGAAGTAAAATGACTTTTCTAAGCACCAAGACCTATGGACCTGAAAGCGGTTTTTCAGCGGTCTTTAGACAATGGAAAGCTGATTCTCATTGCAACCAGCTACACGGCTACGCACTAGCATTCCGCTTTGTATTCGAAGCTGATTTAGACTACCGCAATTGGGTTGTAGACTTTGGCGGACTCAAAGGGCTAAAAAATAAGCTGGCAGCAACCTTCGACCATAAATTAGTGGTTGCTAAAGATGACCCAAAATTAGCTGAAATAATGGCTTTATCTGAGCAAGGTATTGCAGATGTAATAATTCTTGACGCTGTAGGCTGCGAGAAGTTTGCTGAGTTAGCAGCTAACTTTGCCCAAATTCAGTTAGAGCTTATGGGCATCAATAAACGAGTAAAGGTTGTTGAGGTGGAATGCTTTGAACATGGAGCTAACTCAGCAATTTATAGACCATGACTCTAAATCTAACTCCTAAAGTAGAGCGAGAGCCTTTCTTCAATGTAAACGAAATCTTTGGACCGACAATCCAAGGTGAAGGTCCGCATACTGGGCAACTTGTTTCATTCTTTAGAGTAGCAGGGTGCAACCTATCTTGCGTTTGGTGTGATACGCCCTATAGCTGGGACTGGGAACGTTATGACCGCAACGAAGAAAGCCATAAGACTTCTGTTTCAGATGTAGCTGAAGCACTTACTCAGCTAGGGGCTAGTCGAATTGTGCTAACTGGTGGTGAGCCAATGGGCCAGCAAAGGTACATTCCGCTATTGCAACGCCTTACTGGATTCAAGATTGACGTTGAAACCAATGGAACAATTATGCCTAAAGAAGAAACTATTGAAGTCGTAGATTTATTTTGCGTAAGCCCTAAACTAGCTCACGCTGGCGATTCAGAAGAAATGCGTCTAAAGCCAGAGGTATTGGCTAAGTTTGCTGAACTCTCAAAAATAGGCAAGGCGTTCTTCAAGTTTGTAGCTGAAAAAGAAGAAGATTTTGCTGAAATAGAAACTTTTATAAAAGCTGGCGACATCCCACAAGAAGCCGTATGGATTATGCCCGAAGGCTCTAACGCAGACCGCCACATGACCAACCTGCGTAATTTAGCAGATAAAGTAATTGAAAGAGGCTGGAACCTTACTAGCCGTATTCACGTTCTAATTTGGAACACAGAAAGAGGACACTAATGCCTAAAGTTGATTTTGACAAGCTAGTCACAGCAGGTAAGCTGCTGCTAGAAGCTATCGGCGAAGACCCTAATCGTGATGGGCTAAAAGACACTCCTGAGCGTTATGCAAAGTGGTGGAGAGAGTTTATTGATTACGATGCAGGTAAGATTGAAACCTCTTTCACCCTTGATAACAACGATGAGGTAGTAGCAGTCGTAGGTATGAGGGTATGGAGCTTATGCGAGCATCACCTACTTCCCTTTTCGGCTACAGTATCCGTAGGTTACATTCCTAACGAGAAGGTCTTAGGACTTAGTAAGTTCGCTCGTATTGCCCATAAGCACGCTCATAAGCCACAAGTACAAGAGCGCATGGTTCAGGAGATTGCTGATGAGCTTGAAAGAGTATGCGGCACTAAGGACATCGCAGTAGTAGCAGATGGCGAACACTCTTGTATGGTTATGCGTGGTATCAAAACCACGGGCAACATGAGGACTTCCGTAATGCGTGGAGCATTCCGAGCTGAACACGAAACTCGTGCTGAGTTCCTGAATCTGGTAGCACATAAACACTAGCTATGTCTAATGCAGGTCGTAAGGTTGCTAAGATGGACGACCCTAAAGTCGTCTTGCTCATCCAAGCTCTACAGGGTGGCAATTATGTCGAAACCGCTTGCCTATACGCTGGATTAGCTCCCTCAACCGTCTATAGATGGGTAGAGAGAGGCAATACCGAACGCCAAAGACAGGCAGACGGACACGCTCCAGACCCTACTGAAAGCCAATACATAGAATTATGCGAGGCAGTAGAAAAAGCAAGAGCCCAAGCCGTAGTTGCTAACGTGACTGTAATCCAGCAAGCAGCTCGAACTGGAACTTGGCAAGCGGCAGCATGGTGGCTCGAACGTTCAATGCCTAATCAATTCGGCAGACGTATACAAGCCGAGGTGACTACAACCGTGTCAGTTCAAGACTTAGAGCGTAAAATGTTAGAATTGCTAGGTGAGTCAGATTCTAACGACACTGAGGAAGCTTAGCCCAGATAAGCGAAAAGCCTTCTTAGCCTCACTATCGCCTGAAGAAGTAGAATTACTAGATAGCCTTTTAGTCCCATCTACGGGAACTCCTTGGCGTGAGATAGCTAGACCTGAACAAATAATGCCCGAAGGCAATTGGTTTATTTGGGCTTTCATAGCTGGTCGTGGTGCTGGCAAGACCCGAAGTGCTGCCGAGGCTATTTTAGAATTAGCAGAAAAGCCTAATAAGCGAATAGCCCTTGTAGGTCGTATTCCGTCTGATGTTCGTGACGTTATGATTGAAGGCGAATCAGGACTTATTGCTTGTGCTAAACGCATTGGGTTGGAGCTTGAGTATGTGCCTTCCAAAGGTCGCCTAGTATTCCCTAATGGCACTATCGCCTATACCTACTCCGCTGAAGTTCCTTCTAAGCTTCGTGGACCGCAGCATGATTACGCTTGGGCAGATGAGCTATCTTCTTGGAACGATGCCCGAAAAGGTGACGCTGTTGATACCGCTTGGAACAACCTAGTCCTTGGGCTTCGTTTAGGTAAGCAGCCTAGAGTCATCGTCACTACAACTCCAAAGCCGAACTTACTAACTAAGACAATTCTAAAGCGGCAATCAACCGTTATAACTTCTGGCTCTACTTACGACAACCTAGAGAACCTTGCACCGACTTTCAAGGAACAAGTCTTGGCAACCTACGAAGGTACTCGTATTGGTCGTCAGGAGCTTATGGGCGAGCTTTTGGAAGATGTTGATGGTGCATTATGGACTAACCGAATGCTTGAAGAAGCTTTGGTAGATGAAGTGCCTGAAATGCGTAGGGTTGTCGTAGCTGTAGATCCTTCAGGTGGAGATGCCGAAGGCAATGACGAACAAGGCATTGTGGTTGCAGGTCAAGGTATTGACGGCAACTATTACGTCCTGGCCGATAGGTCTTGTAAGCTAACGCCGCAAGGCTGGGCTAGTAGGGCAATTGAAGCTTTTTATGAATTTGATTCCGACAAGCTTGTTGCCGAACGGAACTACGGCGGTGACATGGTTGAGGCTGTAATCAAGAACATCGATAAAAACGTAAACTTCAAGATGGTAACTGCTTCTAGAGGAAAGCTACAAAGGGCTGAACCTGTGGCTGCTTTGTATGAGCAAGGCAAAGTAAAGCACGTCAAAGGTCTTGAAGCTTTGGAAGCTCAAATGACTGGATGGACTCCGCAGGATGGAACTTCACCTGACCGAATGGATGCAATGGTCTGGGCTTTGACTGAACTAGCCCTTGGTAAGAAACAAGTCGGTCCAGCTATCGCCTCAGTAATTGGGCAATCTAACTCTTTCAAGCTTTGAGCATCGCAGACTAACACCTTCTGAGACCGCAGAGAACACCGCTAGACAGGTTTTCATCCCGTCTTGGTATGATTACACCTTTGAACCTTTTCTAACCGTTTCTCGCACGGATTTAAGGGAACCTATAACTTTATGGTGTGAATGTTATACATTATCTATACTACTTAGTATCAATTAGGTGGTACAATATAGGTGGCACGGAAAGGTGCTTGCAGACCTTGAAGCTAAGGTTCAGAGATTGATAACTCCATATAGAAAAGGATAGCAATGAAAATTCCTAAGATGACCAAAGCCCAATTAGAGAAGCTTCTAAATGAGGAACTTACGGAAACGTCTAAGCCTGATATGTTCATTACGAAAGATGGACTAAAGGTATTTCACAAAAGCGTAATCATGGTCCAAGGCAATACCAATAGACATTGGTACGGCAATAGACCATGGCAAATAGGCGACCAAGTGAAATTTATCTTCAATCAAGCAGATGACCAAAAGGAAGCTCGTGAAGTCCTAAAGGAGAGTCGTGAGTTAGACCCTGCAATGGTGGCGTATAAGAAAGCTTGCGCCGACAGAAGCAAAGCACCTACGACCTCTTACATAGACTTAGGTACACTCAAGGTCTTTGGTTAGCAATCAAAAGATTAGCCACCCCACAAAGGTGGCTTTTCTTTTATCAGTGGACCAGCATTCAATTCAGGCGATACAATTCTTGTATTGGTTGTGAGTGATAACAAGTAAGCAAATAAGTAGCCTTATTTCACCAATGACGGCTAGTCCACTTCCCCCAGTTGGCTAGCCGTTCCCCTTTTTATGCGTCAGCGTGTCAGAGATAGCCGCTTAGGTAGTTATGGCATGATTGACTAATGGCAGAAACGCCCAAGAATAATCCATTAGCTGAGTTCACGACTCCGTTAGAAGAAATGGCTATGGTTATGAACGAAACTTACAATGCGTTTCTATCAGCAGGTTTTAGGGAAGACCAAGCTATGGACCTTATAATTCGAATGGCTGAGTTTGGTATCGAAGACGGCGACTGGGACGGTAATGGCTGACGAACATAAAATGGACTTCCGTGAAATCGGAGCGACAGGTCTACGCCGTTCAGGTGGATTCGTACTCGAAGAGTTTCTCAATCAACTCTCTGGCACAAGAGCCAGAATGGTCTACCGAGAGATGTCGGACAATGACCCAGTTATTGGCGGCATCCTTTTAGCTTTCAACGAAGTAATGGGCCGACTAGACTGGCACATTCAGAAACCAGAAGACCCAACAACAGAAGAGCTAGTTGCCTTTGAATTTATAGAGGGTGCGTTCAACGATACTGAAGATAGCTGGGACATTACTCTCAGCCAAATCCTCTCAATGCTTGTTTATGGCTTTACCGTTATGGAAGTCGTTTACAAAATTCGTGGTGGCGAAAGCGTTAGCCCTAAGTATCGTTCCAAGTATTCCGATGGTAGAATTGGTTGGCGTAAATTCGCTATCCGTTCTCAAGACTCATTCTTGCGTTGGCAGTTTGGTGAGCATGGCGAAATAGAAGCTTATGTTCAGCAAGACATGACTACAGGTATGCATTACATTCCAATGAGTAAGGCGTTGCTATTCCGCACTTCAGAATGGAAGGGCGACCCTGAAGGTATCTCTATGCTTCGTAGAGCATACACATCTTGGTACTACAAGAAGCGTATTCAAGAAATAGAAGCAATTGGTGTCGAGCGTGACCTAGCAGGTCTGCCAGTTATCTATGCACCGCAGGAATGGTTCTCTGCTAACGCAGATGAAGGTCTAAGAGCCTCTCTGATAGCAGTGCAGAACATGGTCACTCAAATCAAGCGTAATGAAGCCGAAGGTGTCGTGCTTCCTTACATTACTGACGACTCAAATGTAAAGATGCTAACCTTGGAACTGCTAAGTTCAGGCGGCTCTCGCAACTTTGATACTGGTGCAATTATTGACCGCTATAACAAGATGATTGCAACCTCAATGCTCGCTGACTTCGTTCTACTAGGACAAGGAACAGTAGGCTCATTCGCACTAGGAGCACAGAAGCTTGAATCTTGGCAGATGATTGTTGAGTCAATGGCTAAAAGCATTTGTGAAGTATTCAACAAGCAAGCAATTGACAAACTCCTGCACCTAAACGGAATCAAATGCGAAAACCCACCTAAGCTAGTATTTGGTTCAGTAGCTCACGCTGACCTAGCAGCCCTTGGTCCTTACCTAGGTGCTTTGACAGACGCAGGTATCCTTTCACCATCCGACCCTGACCTTGAGTCATGGGCTAGACAGCAAGCAGATATGCCACCAGTCGCCGAGGACTAGACGTGGCAAAGAATCCTTGGCAATTACCTAGAGGCTATGACGCCGCTACTCGCAAAGCATTATCCCAAATGTTTGCAGCTCTAAAGAATGCTCGCACCCACATTAGCCCTGCTGCCTATGAAGCATTACGACTAGGCAACGTTCAAGCATTCGTAAATCTTGTTGATTGGGAATCTATTGGTAGCGACCTTGGCGAAATAGAACCTATACTTCAGGACTTCGCTGCTAAGACTGGCGTACAGCTCTATAAAGATGGCGACATTGTTGCTGACCTACTATTTGACATAGTAGACGCACGAGCAGTTATCTGGGCGCAAAACCATACTGCCGATTTAGTAGTTGAGATTGCTGAAGAAATGCGTCAGCAGATTCGTAATGTGATGGCAGAGTCCACTCAAGGGCTACTTACTTATGAGCAAGCTGCTAGGAAGATTAGAACTAATCTATCTCTAACTAGCCGTGATAGTGCCGCAGTAGATTCCTACTACAGCCGTCAAATAAACAAGCTAGTCCAGAGCGGTATGACGATTGATAAAGCTACTGAGAAGGCTTCCGCAAGGGCTGACCGTTATGGTGCTAAGTTATTGCGTAAACGCTCGCAGACTATTGCTAGGACTGAACTAGCTAATGCGGCCAGTAATGGTAGACGACTAGGTTGGGAAACAGGAGTTAGCGAAGGCTACATTGACCCTGCATCAACCAAGGAATGGGTGGCTGAACCAGACGCTTGTGACATCTGCGGTCCTATGGATGGCGTATCAGTTCCTATGAACGATGAGTTCCCTTCAGGCGTGATGATGCCCCCACAGCACCCTAATTGCCGTTGTGCAGCCGTTCTACTTCCGCCAGATTATTCAGATGAGTATTGGACTGCTTACGCTAAAGATGACAGAGTAGATACCACAGTAACTATTGTGAAGCATATGGCTGGTAAGCACGACCAATCGAGTCATGGTCGAGGCAGCGTTGCTACTTTAGAGCCGTCTACTAGAACCTCAGCCTTGTATCCTATTCCGAAAGACAAAGAAGTTTATTCTGGAACTGAAATAGCGGCAAGCTTCCCTTATGTTGGTCAAAGCGAAAAAGCCCTAGGAGTTGCATCTGCAATAGGACCAACTCAAATCGGTGAAACCAGCACTTATACGAATTTCTCTGGCAAAGTAATGACTGACACGAATAGTCGAGCCTTATATAACGCCTCTAACGGCAAAATCTATGCTTTAGAGCTTACGAGTACAACTAATTGGGGAAGCGCAAATCGCACTAGAACAGTTGTTTCAGTAGCAAACCAACCTGAGGCGAAAACCCCAAGATTGACTATTTATTCTTCTGGCAAAGGGTATTCGGTTATTGAACTAATCGGAAACGCTGGGTTATCTGGTATAAACATTGGCACAGCAATGCTTGAATTTGCTAGGCGTGAATTGCCAGAGCCTATTTTTCATAGCAACGACCTATCTGCTGAAGGTAAACGATTCGCTGAAACAACTAAGAGTCTTTATAAAGCTGAGTCATACAAACCTACTGAAGGTATGAAAATAGCTGCTAACCGAGCCTTACGTTGGAAAGATGAAGGTAAAGCTAAAGGCGCTGGAACTCCTGTAGGTTGGGGTAGAGCTACCGACATAGCAGCAGGTCGCTCTATGAGCCTCGACATTGTAAAGAGAATGTTTAGCTTCTTTTCACGCCACAAAATAGATAAGCAAGGCAAAGATTTCAAGAACATCAGCCAACCATCTAATGGTCGTATCATGTGGGACGCTTGGGGCGGAGATGCTGGCTTTACTTGGTCAAGGGCTATCGTTGAACGTGAAAAGCGTAAAGTAGAAAAGCACCTTCCAGGTAAACATGACCAAAGCACTCATGGTAGAGGTGCTGGTACTATGGTAGGCGTTCCAGCTACAGATAAAAAATCAGTGACTCCTGAGCAGTTATCAGCTATCAAATTTTACACAGGCACAGGCTTCCGAACTATGAATGATAGCCTAAGAGGTAAAAGCACACCTTCAGCTGACCCAGAAAAACTAAAAACTAGAATCAAAGATTTAGACGGCGCAATTGCTAATTCTGAAATCAAAGAATCTATGATAGTTAGTAGAGTTGTTGGGGCTACAGCTTTAGTCTGGTATTCACGTGAAAGTAGAATAGAGACTCTAAAAAAACTTGTTGGCAAAACAATTACTGAAAAGGGCTTTTTATCTACTACTAAAAAAGCCACCATTGGCTCATCTTTAGGTCAATTAGACAAAGAAGAAGACGTATTTCTAAAAATTCACGCACCTAAAGGCACTAAAGCCTTGGACATTTCGACAGTCAGTTACTATAGTAAAGAGCAGGAAGTTATCTTCCCACGAGATTCTAAGCTTACCATTTTATCTGTGAAACCTAGCACCAAATACGCTGCAATAGTCGAAGCGGAGATTTCGAATTGATGTCTTTAGAAGCTAGATTCGCCTTAGATGAGCCACAATTTACAATAGTTGATGAAGTTCAAAAGCATCTCTCAGGAAAACATGACCAAGCAACTCACGGCAAAGGTGGAGGCAAAATTGCTTCTGGAATGGCGAACTGGGTAGATAGCGTAAATGATATAAAGGCTGCTGCCGAAGGACTAGATGAATCATTAGGTCATAGGTATTTAGCTGTTGTGCTTGAGCGAGCAGGTATGGCAGAGAAGCCGACTATAGTTGGTAGCGTGGAAGATTTATCAGGCAAGCCAATGTATCGTGGAGTAACTGACCCAGCTCACGCCGAACAATTTATAAACGCACCTGTTGCTTATCAGCCGGATGGACAGTATGGCAATGGCACTTATTTCGCTGATGACAAAGCTGAGGCAGATTTATACGCTAACAATAAAACAGGCGGCTTTACTCGGACTAATTTTGAGGATGCAGTCGTAAAACCTACTGTAATTACCGCAGGGTGGAAACCAGACGCTAAGGTTCTGACTTTTAGAGATGAAAAAGAGTTTATGGACTATAAGCAAGGGCTATTTACTAAATGGCAAAAGGCTACCAAAATGCCTCCGCAAAAAATGGTCCGAATGGGTTCTAAAACCGTTCCTGCCACTCCACAAAATCAATCACCTAGATACCAAGCTTGGCATGAAAAGAATGTCCGTGGCTTCGCTGATAGAGGAACAAAAGCCTCTACCCTTTTTGCTATGGAAGGAATTGATGGCTACAAGATAAGTACTATCAAAGAAGCCATAAGGCCATTTAGAGAGGTGCCACTAGGATACACAGTCGTACTAAACAGAGGGGCTTTGGAGGTGGTGCAGCCGTGATGGACCCAGAAATCAGTCGCCGTTTAGCTAGGGCTTTGAACCTAACTCCGCCTTCGTATGATGATTTTTACAATACGTTAGTAAACCAAGCAGCCTTTGCTTCAAGCTTCGATGATTTATCTGAAACAGTAAAGGCATTTATCATACGAGCTGAAAAGAAGCTTGAATCAGAAGAAGTAGAAAAGTCCCTTTGGAAGAAAATAGTCAATAAGCTTCGCAAGCACCGAGCAGGACAGCACGACCAATCTACTCACGGTGGCAAAAGCGGCTTCAACGTACCTGATTATGTAGACATAGAAGGCAAGCGTTATAGCAAAGAGGCTGTCATTGAATTTACTCAAAGACAAGTAGCCTATGAAGAAGCTTTAGATAGTAAATTTGAACAGCTTCTTGTTGAGCGTTACGGTAAACCTTGGAGCGAGCTAACTGGTAGTCAGCAAGAAGAAGCAAGAGCGAGAACTCGCTACGATGAAAAAGGTAATTTTGTTCGCAACCCAGATGGTTCTATAAAACAATTTTCAAACGTAAGAGATGAAGCTAATAGCGACCCTAAAGTTGCTGAATTAGGTAAATCTGCTCAAGACCATTATCTTATGAAAGATGCTATGGGTCAAAAGGCTTGGAACGAAGACGGAACTCTTGGACCAATGACTATCGGTGAAACACTTATCAGAGGTGAGGTCCCTGCTGATTTTGTTACAAGAATGCTGCGTAATCAAGAGCCAAGTTATAGAGAAATTGATAAAAGTGATTATTCTAAAGGAACTAACGTACTCAAGCGAGATGCAAACGGAGATTATATTCGAGATGCCAATGGTCGCGTTGAAACAGAGAGCGTAGTAATTAGCAAAGAAGGAGCTGCAAAAATACAAGCTGAGGAATGGCAAGCATTTGGAGAAGCTGCCTATCCAGAGGTAATTGTAAGCAATAAAGCACTTAGGTCTATTCTTGCAAGCGGAGAACTCAAGACATACACAGAGGCTGATAGACCTGTTCGTGCTGGTGCTAATGACGCACAATATAAAAACGCTCGGTCTGCTTATGAAAGCGTTGCGTTCGGTTACGATAACACTATAGATACAGCTAACAGGCCAGTATCAGGATTACTAACTGCTTTTGACCCTCATCAGGACATACTAAAAGCCTATGGAGGAACTCAGGTAATTCTAAAGCCATCTGTATTGCCTAGAACTACCGTGACTTATGACGATTCTTTGAATGGCTTCTATCAACCTAAAACCGTTGCTTCGTTTCTAAGCCAAGCTCCACAGTACAATAATAAAACTGTTGGCTCAGATGTTGAAGCAAACGGCAAAGGTTATTACACCAATAGAAATCGTGGCGTTTGGAATACACCTGAGATACAAGTTCATGGTGGAGTCACAACTAATGACATAAGTAAAGTTATTTTTCAGGATACAGTTCCAGCAGCATTATCCACTAAACTAGATAGTCTAGGCATACCTTATGAAGTAAAAACAATAGCGGATGTGGACTAATAATGAAGATTCCAATGAAATACAAGCTAGGCGACCTACTATTAGGCGAGCTCACCAACGGTATGTTTATCAGCGTGTCAGGCTATCCATTTTACAAAAATACCCTTACTTTCAATAGTGAAGAAACATTAGAGCCATACGAAGGTAATGAGTCAGTAGAAATTACCAATCAACGCTTCAATGAATTGACAAGAGATTATTTCAGCACTATTAGGAAGCCTAATGGCATTCCTTTTTAGTCCACTAAGGAGCAGCTTTGCTAGGTACTTCAACTAAGGTCTTTATCACCTCTAGTATCGTTCGTAAAGCGGAAGATAGCTGCCCTCTACCGACTCAAGACATTCAGCTAAATCTAAAAAACCGACAGAACGCTATTGACAACGTTGGTTATGGACCAATGAACCCAGATGAGCCTAATGTTGAGTTTTGGGCTGATAAAGCAGAGCGTTGGGACATTACTCCTGAAGAAGCTAAAACGGCTAGATGCGGTAATTGCACTTTCTTTGTCCAGACACCAAGAATCTTAGATTGCATCGCAGCAGGACTAGGCGATGAGCCAGATGCAGAAGCAATTATTCACGGCGGCGACCTTGGCTATTGCGAAGCCTTGGACTTCAAATGCGCCTCTAAACGAACTTGCAACGCTTGGGCTGTCGGCGGTCCAATTACTTCGGAGTAAGTAATACAAATGAAAAAGGTACTTCCGTATGCCGAGGCAAAACAACTAACTTTAGACATAGTTGAAGTTCAAGAAGCCCTTGCTCTTATCGAGTCAGACTACGTACTAATCGGCGTTGAAGATGGCAAGATACTTGTAAAATCTTCTCCTACTTCTCAGCAGGTTCACGTAGATAGCATTATGGACGACGAACTAGAAAAAGACGAAGAAGAAGAACTTCGTTATACCTTTTCACCTTGGTATGTTCCTGATTCCTTAGACGCTCATAGCGAATGGACAGACCAGCGAGAAGTTCAGCAGGCGTTTTGGAACTACTTAGCTCAAGATAGTCGAGACATCAGACTTCAGCACAACATGGACATAGTTGCTGGCGAATGGGTTGAGGGAGCTACTTGGCCGTTCGAAGTTACAGTTCCAGTCAAGCACCCTGAAGGCGATACTCAATACACATTCCCAGCAGGAACTCCCTTCCTAGGAATTATTTGGGAACCTTGGGCTTGGGAGCTTATTAAGTCAGGCGACATTCGTGGACTATCTATCGGTGGAACTGCTAAGAGGCTTGAGACTGATTTAGAGCTAGATAAAGATTATGACCCAACTGGCAAAGTCCAATTCTCAAAG